GAGGCTAACCCTACTACTTTCCTTGATGAGGAAGTAGCTCAGAAGATTGAGGATAAGCAGGCACGCCGTGATAAGCGTGAGCCTCTTATTGCTCGCAGGGAAGTTCGTTACCCTGTTTATGCTCCCGCGCATGCTGTTCCTTCAACTACCCAGGATGTTGTTAACATGCTGGATGTAAACACTGACGCGGTAGAGGTACAGGGCCCGGGTAAGATTCCTGCTCCGGTTATGGAGAATGGTAATCCTCCTGTAGCCGATTATTCTCCCCAGGTTACTGAAGACTCCGAGGACCCGGATCTTTTTGATGATTCGGATTTTGAGTAATGATTAGCGCACAGTCTAGGCTTAAGGTACTGGATAACCCAGAACTAGCACCTGGGATATGCTTCCTTAATGGCTGTGTAGGGGATGGTAAGCGTAAGTTTATTGACTTCGGTAAAAACATTGAGTGGTATGGGGCAGTTTACGTCTGCACTCAGTGTATTATCGAAGTTGCAGAAGCTGCGGAATACATCCCTGTAGCCAGCTTTGATAAGCTTCACAATGATTATCGTGAACTTAAAGTTAATTACGATCAGCTAGCAGCTAAGTACGCTCCTTTTGAGGAAGCTATTAAGAATGTCATGGATTCTCCTTTCCCTGGTTTTGGGATGGTTCTCCACCCTAGTAATATGCGGTCTGATAGCAATACGAGTGATAAACTCGACGAATCAGATTCTACAGGAGCAGCACAAGGAGAATCAGAGGCTAACGAATCTGTTGACGTCGAAAGATCCGATGACCTTTTCGACGCTTCAGACTTTGACGACGAATAGCATTAACGACCCCGCTTCTGTTGTAGTCCCTGTAGCTAATGATGATTCTTCTGTAGCCGATCGTTTGGCTAAGTATTATGAGAATCAGGGTGTTGATCCTGCTAGGGCTTACGACACTCCGGATGACGCTATCGCAGACTTCGGTTTTGATCGGCTCATTTAAGAAGGGAGGTAATTGAGCGTAACGGAACCTACTCCAGGCGTTGTTGAAGATAACGGTAAATACAGTGATGAACAGCTTCAAAAACTAGCTAAGAACTCTAAACAAAAAGATTTTGAGAACAAGGTTATTGAGTGGACTAAATCTGCTCATAAACGTTGCCGCACTATTAGGCAACAGATTGAGCGACAGTGGTATATTAACCTTGCATTTTACATTGGGAAGCAGAATGTTGCGGTCATTCCTATCAGCTCTGCTTCTAGTGCTGCTACTGGTGTACGTCTTTATATACCTCCTGCCCCTTATTATCGCGCACGTCCCGTAATTAACCGTATCCGTCCTATTATTCGTACTGAGCTTGCTAAACTAACGGCTCAGAAGCCTACAGCCACTATTGTTCCTGCTACAGGAGAAGATAAGGATACTGCTGCTGCGCAAGCAGGGGAGCAGATCTGGGATTCTGTCTACCGTAGTAAGAAGATTAAGGGTACTTTTAAGCAGACGATGCTTTGGACTCTTACTTGTGGCACTGGTTTTATGAAGACTTACTGGGACCCTCAGAAGATGGATCGTGAGGGTAACCAGGGAGACTTCTGCTACGAGAATGTAACGCCTTTTCATCTCTTTGTACCTGATATGATGGCGCAAGAGATTGAGGATCAGCCTTACGTTATTCATGTACAAGCTAAGTCTGTAGAGTGGGTTAGGCTCAATTACCCCGGTCTTAACGCTGCTCCTAATGTGATGGAAGCTAACGACGTTCTTAACGATAGCTTCCTTAACCTTGTAGGCGCATCAGATTTCCGTAAAGACGCGGTACTGTGTTATGAAGTATGGGTAAAGCCTGGACAAGTTGATTTCATGCCTAAGGGTGGCATGTATACCATTATTGGTGATCAGATTGTCCAAATGGTTGAGGGCAACCCTTACATGCATCAGCAGTACCCGTTTATTAAGTTTGAGCATATTCCTACTGGTCGATTTTACGCAGACTCTATTATCCTTGACCTTATCCCTATTCAACGTGAATATAACCGTACACGTGGTCAGATGATTGAGGCTAAGAACCGTATGGCTCATCCTCAGTTGTTGGCTGCTGAAGGGTCTATTGACGCATCTAAGATTAACACTGAACCCGGCCAGGTTATTATGTATAAGCTTGGCTTTCCAGCTCCTACTCCACTACCGCTACAGAACTTGCCTACTTATGTTGTCCAGGAAGCTGACAGACTTCTTATGGACTTTGAAGATCTTAGTGGACAGCATCAGGTATCTAAGGGTCAGGTACCTCCTGGAGTTACGGCTGCTACGGCTATTAGCTTCCTTCAGGAGCAAGACGAATCTATGCTTAGTACTACGTTCGGTAGTATTGAGGAAGGGTTCGAGAAAATTGGTTACCAGACCCTTTGTTACGTTAAGCAGTACTGGGATACTCCTCGTATTGTTAAGGTAGTAGGTAGGGATCACCAGTTTAACGTTATTACTTTCCAGGGTTCTGACCTTAGAGATAACACAGATATTCGCGTAGAAGCAGGTTCTGCTCTGCCTACCTCTAAGTCTGCTAAGCAGGCTTTGCTTATGGACCTTATGGGACAGGGATTTATTCCTCCTGAGAAGGGTCTTGAGCTTATGGAGGTTGGGGGAGTGCAGCGTCTTTACGAAGAGATTCAAATTGACTCTGCACAAGCTACGCGTGAAAATATGAAGATGTCTGCTGTTACTGATGAAATGATGCAGCAGTATCTAATGACCTTTATTGGTCCTATGGATCCTGCTACAGGAGCGCCTAGTCTAGTCGATCCTAATACTGGACAACCTTTGGTTGATCCGGCTACAGGAATGCCTATGCCTCCTCCTCTTATTGTTCCTGTTAACTCTTACGATAACCACCAGATCCATATTCAGGTTCATAATAACTTCCGTAAGACTCAGGAATTTGAGAACTTTCCTGAGCGTGTTAAGGCACTATTCGAAGAACACGTTAATCAGCATATGATGGCTCTAGGTATGATGCCTGGTAGCCCTTCTCCTGAGAATATGCCTCCAGACCCTAGTAGTGAGGAAGCTGGAGAGTACGACCAAACTAACCCTAACGCGGGAGCAGAGCAACAAATGATGCCTCCTGAAATGGGTATGGGTGCCGAACAAGGACCGGTGATGTAATGGCTAATAACGCTCCTGGACCTGTAGACATTGGTTTTACTTACGCCAATAGGGTTCCAGCTTCCGGTAACTCTGGATCGTTTCTTTCTAACGGTGCTAATTACCTCTCCATTGTAGCTATGCGTACTAGGCTTGCGGCTTTTGACGCTACTACGTATACTTCTGAAGTGCTTGAGTCCATGACTACTAATGACATGGTCTTTGCACTTAGGTCTATTGACGACCCTGGCACTATCTCTAATTACCACCCGACGCAGGCTTCTAGGACTGCCTAATGGCTACTCCTGTTAATCCTGATCAGCAGATGGTGGATAATGCGACTAGCGCGCTGGCGTCACGGAATGCTAATATAGGTGGAAGACGGCGGCCACCTGGTAACAAGCAGCGTGATAATGGCCGCATGGGTGCTATTGGTCGGCGTCTAGCTAATATGAAGAGGAATTAATGGCATACGACGACATGATTAAGAAGGAAGTCCCTGATAAGGGAGATAAGAAGAAGACTGCAATTCAGCGTCGTCTTGAGATGCGCAAGAAGAAGGAAGAGGCTAAGAAGTGAGCCGTCATTCTTCTGTAGAGTCTGTTAATCGTTTCTTTGAATACGATCATCTTCCTGAGCCCCTTAAGACTATCTCTAAGCTTTCTGCGGAATACAAGGATAAGATTCTCGACCACCTTGATGATGATCCTGAGCTTACCGTAGGGCTCCGTAAGCTTCTTGAAGCTAAGGATTGCTTCGTTAGAGCTATGGTCGCTCAGGAGAATCGTCGTAAGGGTGAGTCTAACGAGGGCTCTCCTCTTTAATTAAAATATTCAGTCTAGGGCCTCCAGCTTTCCCAGCATGTGAGGTACGGGCTAAAGGAGAAGGTTAACTATGGACCCGGAACTTGAAGGCAGCGAATCGGTACAGGGTGGAGAAGAGAACACTCCAGGGCCTAATCCTGCTTGGAATGACGTCCTTAGTGTAATTCCAGAACAGTTCCACAATGTTATTACCCCTCATTTCCAGCAGTGGGACCAGGCTGCTCAGGCTAAGATTGAAGCAGCTAACGCCTCACTTAAGGAGTATGAGGCTTATAAGCCCTTCCGAGAGCACGACATTAGTTCTCAGGAAATTGAACAAGGTCTCAGGCTTATGTATGAGATCAATAACAACCCTGAGAATGTTTATAACGCGCTCCAGAATGCTTATAAGTTTGGACAGGCCCCTTCCCCTGTAGCCAGCGCCGAAGGCGCAGGTAATGAGGAAGGAGAGGAAGAACTTGGTATTGATCCTGAGATTGCCGAAAAGCTTTCCCAGCATGACGGTCTTCTTCAGGCAGTATCTCAGATTGTTCTTAATGAGCAGCAGGCTAAGCAGAATGCAGCTGCTGATGCTGCACTTGATAAGGAAATCGAAGGTCTTAAGACTGAGCACGGAGACTTCGATGAGGATTACGTCCTTACCAAGATGCTAAATGGTGCTTCTGGTGCGGATGCTGTTAAGGCCTACCAGGCACTTGTCCAGAGCATTACTCCTAAGCCTTTTGCTCCTAATGTCCTTGGTAGTAGCAATGGTGGTAATGGGATTCCTTCTAACGCGATCGATCCCACTAAGCTCTCCGGTAAGGAGACTAGGGATCTCGTAGCTCAGATGTTGGCACAGGCAGCTAAGCAAGCTTAAATTAAGCTCGGAGGTTAATGGGCGCTACGCTCACCACTGCAACTAATATTCTTAAGGAAATCTACGAGCCGCGTATTCGTGAGCAGCTCCAGAACCACCTTAAGACTTCTAAGCGTATTGAGCAGACTTCGGAAGGTGTTACTTCTGAAGTTGGCGGTAAGTATGTAGTCTTCCCCATCCACGTTAAGCGTAACCATGGTATTGGTGCGCGACTTGAGATGGAAGAACTCCCTGTAGCCAAGAACCAGGGTTATGCGCGTGCCCAGGTTGGACTTAGCTATCAGTACGGTTCCATTAGGCTTAGTGGTCAGTCTATGGAACTTGCTCAGTCTAACTTCCAGGCATTTGCGTCTGTTCTTGACCAGGAAGTTAATGGCGTTCAGACTGACCTCGCTAAGGATTACAACCGTCAGATTTATGGTACCTCTGTTGGTGCTCTTATGACGGTTAGTGGCGTTAACACAACTACGACTATCCCTACTGATAACACTCAGTACATGGAAGTCGGCATGGTTGTCGATATTTACAACGCTGCTGGTGATACTCTTAAGACTGCTGCCGCAGGTGTTGAGGTTACGGCAGTTAACAAGGACACCTCTATTGTTCTTGCTACCGCTCCATCTACAGCTACAGCAGCTAATGATATCGTAGTCCGTCACGGTTCTCTTAACCGTGAAATGATTGGTCTTGAGCAGATTGTAGATGACACTACGACTCTGTTTAACATCAACCCGGCTACAGAGCCTGTGTGGAAGTCTGTTATTAACGCTAACGGTGGATCTAACCGTGCGCTGTCTGAGTCTCTTATGATTAAGATGGTGGACGACATTTACACCAATGGTGGTAACACCACTGCCATCTTTACAACTCTTGGCGTGCGCCGTAGTTACTTTAACCTTCTGGTTCAGCAGCGTCGATACTGCGACACTAAGGAGTTTGAGGGCGGCTTTAAGGGTCTCGCCTTCACTACGGATAATGGCGAAATTCCAC